TGTATGTACTGAACGCAATTTTCGATTCCATCAGAGATCATGTCCTCCTTGAACATGTAGTTTACGAAGTTTGGTTTGAATGACAAATGATTAGCAATCTTTAAGAAACAGTCACCAATATACCTAGGGATAACAGGTTTAGGTTTATCTTGCAACTTTGCAATCTCAACATCTTCACGATATTTAATTAAAGCAGCAAGGAACTCCTTATTGTTCACATAGTGTTCCGACCTTTTTTTGGTTCTTGCCATAGTCCCTGGTTTTATCATAAGTCATTATCACTATTATGTAGAAATTATAACATCTCTACGCATAGTTGACAAGGTGACAAACTGACAGTAGAATAACTCTGTCAGGGTTCAAGGGATTACCTTAGCTACTTTTCTTTTTGTTATTAGGAAGTTTATAAAGTTTCTCTAAAAGATCTTTAGCATCATTAACAGTAGCAACATATCCCATCTTTTTACTAATATGTTGTCCATGTCTTCTATCTCTAGCAGAATCCTGTACAAATCTTTGGTACATTTCAATCATCTCTACATCAGAGGATTCAGATAGAGTCAATACATCTGCAAGATTAATAATAAACATATCTTCTCTAGTCGTCTTTAACCAAGGTTCTACTTTATATCCTATAGTGCCAGCACGAGACCTAACTTCAGCAACAGTAATAGGGTGATGAATTACTAGCATTGTTCTTCCTTCTTCTTCTGAAGCTGCTACCTTAGCGTATATTTCTTCGCCAGATTTAAATTTTATTGTTGCATAAAAATCGTCTTCCATATTATTTCTTAAGTTGTATAGTGATTATCTCATAATTAAAATTCTCTTCATTATAGATTTTAATTCTTTCGATGAGGTGGTTTAATGTGTAGTTTTTGCGGGACCTATAAGAACAATCGTCGGCAATATCGTATAAAATTGCTTTAACTTTGTTCGCTCCCTTTCTGAGAACTCTACCAATGGACTGGAGATTTCGAATCCTTGACTTCGAAGGAGAGGCGAAAATAATATTATGGAGGTTCTTAATATTAATTCCGGTAGAGAAAGTACCATAAGAAGCAACAATGATTGCGTTTTTTTCCTGTTCGGTTATTTCACGAATCAATTCTCTCTCTTCGGTATCAACACCTCCGTGGACGAAGAATACCTTTCTATCACCTCGCTTATTAGTATTTATTAGATCGTAAAGTATTGCACCATGTGTTTCTACTCTACTGAATAACACTAAACTATTTCCTTTTAAATCCAATGTTAAATTAGTTATGAATTTATTTCTTTGTTCATGACTAATAATATATTGAAGTTCATCCTCATAAGTTTCAAATTTCTGAGCAGGATGTTTTAATACAAGACATTGAATATCTAATTGAGAAAGGTGTCCTTGTCTCATTAATTCATCAGTCTTTGTTACCTTATAAGATGGGCCAAATAAACCTTCTAATACCCACTTATGAGTTTGAGTTCCATCCAGTGTTCCAGTAAATCCAAACCTATATTTTGCATGGTGTAATTTTGTCATTATAGATACTAATGACTTACTCTTAAATAAGTGAGCCTCATCACCAATGACTACGTTATAATCTTCAAAGAAGGATCTTTCTAATTTATAGACAGATTGCCAGGTTGTAATAGTAACGGGATACTCATTGGTTCTTTCTTTACCTGCATAGATACGGTGGCAGTATGACTCAGAATCCCAACCATAATCCTGAAAATCCTTATACATCTGCTCTACAAGAGATGTCGTGGGAACAACTAGCAAGATTTTTTGACCTTTATCTACGTAATATCTTACAAGAGAATAAATCATTAGAGATTTACCGGATGCAGTGGGAGATATCAATAATTTTCTATTGTGCCTCAATGCATCATATACTCCCTCAACTTGGTATTTCCTGGGTGAATGACAACATATAGCATTCATATAATCTTTAACACCCTGGTATGAGATCCCTTCATTTACTTCAAAGGGAGCTCCATAATATTCATTGTCTACAAACTTATATGTGTAATCATGTTTGTGACAGAAAGCAACTATTCTATCTAACAGTCCTATATAAATTCTTTTTGATCTTAAATCAAATAAATGAATCTCACCATTCCAGTTCCTCTTTCTATATTGAGGCATGAACTTAGCCCCTTCAACTTGAAAAGTGAAGTGGTCTCTTAATTCATACTGAATGTGTGGCTCAGCGTTTATCTGTAGAAAAACTTCATTTGCTTTTCCTAT